TTATATCGCAGGTGATGATGATCAAGCCATATTTAGATGGGCTGGCGCAGATGTTGATAGTTTTATAACACAAAAAGGAAGGCTACTTAATCTTACACAATCATACAGAATACCAAGAGCAGTGCATGATGTAGCTATGAATATAGTTGGTAAAATATCTAATAGACTACATAAGGAATGGAAACCTAAAACAGAAACAGGTTTATTATCTTATCATAATGAATTTCAAAACATTGATATGTCTTCTGGTAAATGGCTTGTGCTAGCGAGAACAAGATACATGTTAAATGATTTAGAGAATGTTCTATACTCTAATGGATTATATTATAGAAACAAATTTAAGAAAGCATACGAAAAAGATTTGTATGAAGCTGTAATGGATTGGGAATCATTAAGAAAAGGAATTAATCTTAATGGAGAACAGGTTAAAAGAATTGCTTCTTACATGAAACCAGAACAATTTAGTAAGAAAAGAATTAAAGAAATTATATTAGATAATATTTACAGTATGGGGGAGCTTAAATTAAAATATGGATTAAACACAGAGCAGGTTTGGTTTGAATCTTTTACCGCAGCTCCAGAAAAACAAGTGCATTACATAAGAAAGATGAGAAAAAATGGGGAAGAATTAAATAAAGATCCAAGAATTACTTTATCTACTATTCATGGAGTAAAAGGTGGTGAAGCAGACAATGTAATTTTATTAACAGACCTTAGTAAAAACACACAATCAAATTATGAAAGATATCCAGATGATGAGAACAGATTATTTTATGTAGGTGCAACGAGAACAAAAAATCACTTGCATATTGTTCGTCCAAAGGATATTTATAAGTCTTACAGAATATGAAGAAAGATACATATAAAAAACAAATAGGCGGCGACCACTATTGTTCGATGGTCATTCAGCCCAGCGAGTTTATAAATAAAAATAACATTCCGTTCGCGGAGGGGAATGCTATTAAGTACTTGTGTAGGCACAAACAAAAAAATCAAAAAGAAGATTTATTAAAAGCTATCCATTACTGTGAGATGGCAATTGAAAGAGACTATAGTGATGATACTTCACTTCCTCTTCCTCATGGTTTTAGTTTTAAGAAAGAAAATAAATAATGAACTGTTGGCACTGTAATAAAGAATTAATATGGGGTGGGGACCATGACATTGATGAAGAGAATGATACTTATTCAATGGTGACTAATTTATCATGTCCTAGCTGTCATAGTTTCGTAGAAGTATATTATCCAAATGAACAAACACAGAAGGAATATAAAGATTATGAGGAGAAAAAATAATGCAAGTACCTTTATTTAAACCACAAACCGAGTGGATCCCACCTACAGATTTTCCAGACCTATCTAAATACGATGAAATTGCAATAGACTTAGAAACAAAAGACCCAAACCTTAATGAAAGAATGGGATCAGGATCTGTTGTAGGCGTAGGAAATGTCGTAGGAATATCTTTAGCTACACATGATTGGTGTGCATACTATCCAATTGCTCATGAAGGCGGTGGTAACATGGATCGTAAGATGGTTCTTAAATGGTTACAGGACCAAATGAATACTGATTCAATAAAAATATTTCACAATGCAATGTACGACATCTGTTGGTTAAGAGCCATTGGTATTACAGTTCAAGGAAAGGTTATTGATACAATGATTGCATCCAGTTTAGTTGATGAGAATAGATTACGTTATGATTTAAATAGTTTATCTAGAGATTATGTAGGTAAAGGAAAAGACGAAAGCGCTTTATATGAAGCTGCCAAGTCATGGGGAGTGGATCCTAAAGCAGAGATGTATAAACTCCCTGCCATGTACGTTGGCGCTTACGCGGAGCGTGACGCCCAACTCACATTGGAGTTGTGGCAGGAAATGAAAAAGCAAATTTTACATCAGGATATTCAGTCTATCTTCGATATGGAAATAAATTTATTTCCTGTTTTGGTTGATATGCGATTTCTCGGTGTACGTGTAAATCAAGAACAAGCAGCGAAAGAAAAGAAAACATTAGTAGAACAAGAGAAAAAACTACTTCAAGAAGTGTTAACAAATACGGGTATAGATGTACAGATTTGGGCTGCAAGATCTATTGCTAAAGCTTTTGATAAATTAAAATTACCTTATGAGAGAACATTAAAGACTCAAGCTCCAAGTTTTACAAAGAACTTCTTAGCTAATCATTCACACCCTGTTGTTCAGAAGATTGCTAAAGCTAGAGAGATTAATAAAGCTCATACTACTTTTATAGATACAATATTAAAATATTCACACAAAGGAAGAATACATGCAGAGGTTAATCAGTTAAGAGCTGAAGGTGGTGGAACTGTAACTGGAAGATTCAGTATGAATAATCCAAACTTACAGCAGATTCCTGCAAGGAACAAGGATCTCGGACCACGGATCAGATCATTATTTATTCCAGAAGAAGGCCATACTTGGGGCTGTTTTGATTATAACCAACAAGAACCAAGATTAGTTGTACACTATGCATCATTACAAAATCTTTATGGGGTTGATGATGTAGTGCATGCTTATATGCAAGGAGATGCAGACTTTCACCAGATTGTAGCTGATATGGCTGACATTCCTAGAACTCAAGCCAAGACGATCAATTTGGGTCTTTTCTATGGTATGGGTAAAAACAAATTACAAGCAGAGCTTGGTGTAAATAAACTTCAAGCTGAATCTCTATTCAAACAATATCATTCTAAGGTTCCATTTGTTAAACAACTGATGGATGCTGTTATGTCTAGGGCTCAAGGTGCTGGTAAGGTTAGAACTTTATTAGGAAGACTATGTAGATTTCATCTATGGGAACCGAATCAGTTTGGAATACATAAGCCATTGCCTCACGATGCAGCGCTCGCGGAACACGGACCAGGAATTAGAAGAGCGTATACTTACAAAGCTTTGAATAGATTAATACAAGGTTCAGCTGCGGATATGACAAAAAAAGCAATGATTGAATTACATAAAGAAGGTATAATACCACACGTTCAAGTTCATGACGAACTAGATATTTCTATTGGATCTGAAAAGGAAGCACAAAGAATAAAAGATATTATGGAAAGTGCTGTAGAACTTGAAGTTCCTAACAAAGTAGATTATGAGTTTGGCAAGAACTGGGGCGAAATAAAATGAGGATTTATTATGGCTTATCTAAATGCAAACATACCTGTTATTTATGCACAAATTAAAAGAGAATATCTTTATGATCTTAAAAAACATCAAGGCGAAGTTGAAGATTGTATTATCTTTGGTGTGTCATCTATTACAGGCCGTGCGCTCTTGTTCCATGCCATTATGGAAAATGGTGCTGTCTTCTACCGTTTGCCAATCTCTGCGTTCATTCAAAGAGGTTTTAAACCAGAAAAAGTTCCTAGGCGTAGACTTGATGAGTTACAGCTTTGGAATTGTTTCAGTTATTATCCTTCTGTTGTTTCTTGGGATATTTTAGACGGACAATCCGGTAAATACATAGGAAAAGACAAGCGATGGCATTTAGGTGCTTATCTTTTTACAATTGACTTTGCTCATCCAGAGAGTAATATACTTGACACTGATCATTCAGAGATCCCGCACGAACATAAGTGCGCTCACATCATAGCCCTAAACGATGGGAACTATGCAGCACAACCTAATAATAGATGTATATGGGACATACCTTCTTTTACAGTTAAAGAGGGTGTACCTGATTGGAAAGTGCAGACTTCTGAATGGAATGTTGAAAACACAAGTAAGTGGAAGACTGAAGATACGGATAAGTTCTTCTACGAAATTGAGGAGAAAAGACATGATGATAAAAATTAAAAGATTTTTTAGAAAAATTTCTAATTGGATCGTAGAACAATATAGTAAATTTAATAAATAAGGTTAATTTATGACAAAAAAATGTAAGGATTGTCATCACACATGTCATTGTGATGGTGATCTTCATGCAGATGAATACGGCGTATGCACATGTGACAACTGTGAGTGCGAAGATGATAGGATTCAGAACTCTGAAAGAGTTAACGAAAAGAGCGCAGATGAGGGAAGAGCAAGCGAGGATCAGGATTAAAATTATGAACTGGTTAATAGTCGCTTTATGTTTAGTAATTATAGGAGTAGGACTTCATGGCTAAAAAAATTAAACAAAGTAAATTTGAATGGCTTAAAAAAAATATTGTAATTGTTCCAGTTGTAGCTGCAATTATAGCCGGAACTTTTACATCAATTCGTTACGTTTTAAATTTAACAGATACGATTGAAGCAAATAAATCAACACTTACAGAAATTCACAGAGATATTAACGATCTTAAAGACAAAGTAACAGGGATACAAACAAGACTATCCGCTGCCGAAGCTACATGGGAGATGGCAGAAAATTTATATAGACAATTAGCAGACCAGGTAAGAGAACATGCGTACGATATTAAAGATCTTAATCGTTAGTTTTTTGTTGTGTACAACAGCTGAAGCTCGTAATGAATATTTAAATGATGGCACAAACTCATGTGATCAAGGTAGTTGGGAAGCATATACAGAAGTAAGACAAAACGAATATAAGACAGGATCTAGTGCAGAATCACAGAATCAAGTCATAGGTTTAAGATGGAGAAAATCTATTGGACCTGTATGTGATGAAGAGTTTGCAAAAGAACAAAGACTAAAACAAAAATTAAAAACACAGTTAGAACTTGTTAAAGAATGTAAAAGAGTTCCTAAAATAAAACCTGTTCCTGTTGAGTTTGCTGAGTTAATTAATATGTGTATGAAGTTAGGTGTTGTATCTTCTGCTTCTTTTGATGGTAGAGACTTTGATCCAAAGGTAAGTTATTGGACAGAATTAAAAGAACAATATATGAAAGAAAACCCTGACGTTATTACATTAGATAATTACAAGGAGAAAAAATGATAGAGACTGTGGTAGCCCTGCTGATGTTTTGGGATGGAGAGATTAAGGAACATAGAATACAACAATCAATGGCTGATTGTTTACGTGCACGTCGTGTAGCAGAACGTGACTTTAATCCAAACATATCTTACAAATGCATACGTAGCAAAGCAGAAACAGAGATTTACATGGGTGAAAAGAGTATCAAGAAACTTCACCTTAAATGAACAAGCCAAATAAAAAAAGAAATCCAGTAGCAAAACAATTAAGACATTTTAAAAGAAAAGTGATAAAGAGTAAAAGAATATATGACAGAAAAAACAATAAGATTTCATACGGAGATAGTTAATGGTATCTGTCCAACATGTGAAGAATACACAATGTTGGTAGGCCTAACTAGAGAATATTTTAGATGCATTACATGTGGTGCAGATCTAGAACAACATGTAAATGGTTGTATAAACTATATACCAAGACTAGAAAAAACAACACTACAATCTGTAGTTGACGGATACTTCGGCGATGGCAAAAAAGACTAGGTTTGGTGTAAATACATACGTAGAAAGATCAAAACCCAAGATTGGTAGACATAAAAAACGTATGAATAAATCCGAAAAACGTAGCTATAAAAAATACCGAGGACAAGGTCGTTGACAAACGTCAAATAATATCCTATATTATATTGGTGCTGGGCATCACCATTAATAACTGCCCACAACATACAGGAGAAACAAATGGATAAAATGTTAGAAAAATCAAATGTTCTAGCTCAACTATTAACTATATCAGATACAAAACTTTTTCTTCAAGAAAAAGAAATTAAGTTGAGAGAAAAATTAGAAAAGTTAAATGATAAGATAGAAGATGAAAGAAAAAATAATAACACTTAAACCAAAAGGCATATCACAGAAACAATGGTCTAACTTATTATTAGAATTAAATCTTGTAAAAAAAGCGTGGAGACCGTATGGTGTTGATATACAAATAAGTGCACCTGGTTTAAAAAATATCTTAAAGTGGGGCACTAAAAGTTACGATGCAAAAGAAACTTGATGAGATAGCAAACCTTTGGAATGAAACAAAGGATCCCTATTACAAAGATCTTTGGTAT